CACCGCTTGTTGTTTGAATTGTATTGACTTTAAGTGTTGACATTAGTTATCTCCTGTAACCATGACTTCGATACGACTACAATCAAAAAGGTTTGCAGTATTTGAAACAAATGTATGGACTCTTGACGAACCAGCGGCGTGGGGAGTACGAGTGGGGGATAAGCACATTTGACCTCTACTACCAGCACTCTGATTTTCATCTTCTGTGGGTGTACCTACAAGACAATAATCATCATTACTAAAAGCATTTGAGTATGTAATTGTATAGTCGCCAGTACCATGATCTGTTATCGAAGATACGTTAAAACTGTCTCTAATAGATACTGTTCCAGAGCCTTGAAACTGAATCCATGCTTTTATAAGTTGTCCAATTTCTGTGCCACCGCTTTCTTTAAAAACAGGTGCACCAGAACCCGAATTTTGAATTGTACCAACTGATAATGTACTCATGGTTTTGGATTTGCGTCTTTAACTGTTTTTATGTGGGTTGCCCACGTTCCAGTTGTATCAAGTTTACCAGCAAGCATATCGTCATACAACATACCAAGTTGATCTCCGAATGAAGCATATTTTGTAGTGCCAGCAACTCTGTCATATCTGTACTGTAATTTGTTTAATTCAACTCTTGCTGCATCAACTTTTGATTGATCTAACTCTATTTTATTTCCATCTTTATCAAAAGCACCAGTAGCATCGTGAATCTCCCAAGCATCTGGGTATGCTTTTAATATTGCAAGATGATCAAGATAAGCCATTAACCTGTTACCTCCATAACTAAAATAGAAGTAATACCAGTACAAATCTGGGTTTGGTCTGGGTCATTTCCTCCAGGAAAATTTATGAAAATATTTTCAGTATTAGGTGAAGTATGCCCTGCTCTTAATGAATATGTTACCTGACTTGTTGTTGAGGGTGAGTCTAAAAAAGTACAACTACAAGAACTCATTAAAAAACTTTGATCTGTTAATAGATGTGTAGCTACTCTTTGACGATTACCTCTTGCATCACCTAAAGCTATTTGTGTGCTACCTCTAAAAAACTTTAAAAACAAACCCGTGTCATTAAGTTGTCCTGATAAATCACCGATTAAAAGAATTTTACTACTTGAAGAAGTGGGTGTGATATCCACTGAAACCAAAGCACTACTCGCACCACCAGCACTGACATTTACAGTAGATGTGTCTGTTTTTACGTCTTGTTTTACCTGTATAATTCCACCACCAAAGCCAGATGCTAAACCGCCTCTTGGAACTATACTGTCAACCTTTAATTGGCTCATAATTTAAACAACTGTCCAAGTTTCGCCACTTCCAACAGTGACCGTTACTCCTGATTGTATAGTAATTGGCCCAAAGCTGCCAGCATTTTTACCATTTGTGATCGTGTAATTTTGTGTGATAGTTTGATCGTTTTCCCAGAATATTTCATCTGAACCCCCTCCAACTGCTCCACCTCCGGCAGCAGCCCAACTTAACGTACCAGAAGCGTCTGATACAAGGGCATAGCCAGAAACAGCAGCATCAGTAGCTGGTAAAGTCCATACAATATTAGATGAAACTGTAGATGGTGCTTGAAAACCTACATAATTACTACTATCAGCATCAGCAAAACGTAAATCATTTTGAGCTTGAAGTGTTATACCATTCGCATCCATTATTAATCTTTCTGTACCACTTGAAGAAAATCCCATTACATTTGCAGATTTTCTAAATAATCCTAAATCTGTATCAGTATCAAAACTTAATGCAGGAGTAGAAGCACTTGAAGAATCATCAATTAAAAGTTGACCCGTCATCGTACCACCTGATCTTGGCAATAAACCTAAATTAGCTTGATCTATACTTCCAACTGTTGTAAAACTACTTCCTGATCCTCTTATTTTTAAAGTATTACTATCGCTTCTTAAAAACCACATTCCTGCAACACATTGAGAATCAGCTAAATCTGAACCATTTGAATTACTAGATTGCAATGCTTTTAAACAAGCCTGTATATCGAGCCTTACAGATTGACCAGAGGCATTATCAATAGTGAAATCAGTTACATTACTCATAATTAATTACTTCTTTTTTTCATGTTAACCTCCTTTGCCAAAACCAACAGCACTGTAGGTAAAGTTCCTATCAATACTAGCATTACTTGAGTTTTTAAAATGCACTGTAAAACCAGTTCCAGATATACTACTCAATTCAAAATAGTCTCCTGTTGCCATATTTTGTGGAGAAATATTAACTGAAGGTTTTGGAATACCTGTAATACTGGAAGTACCAACAAAGAAAGGTGCTGTAAATGTAACTGCCTTTGCGCCTGCTCCAGATGCAATAACAGTAGATTGTTCAGTTCTTGATGGCATCTCTGCTGAGTAACCTAACTGTTGTACAACTATATTTTGTGCAGCATCAGTAGTTTCTAATGTTGCCCTAAATTGAAATGCTCTGCCTTTAAAAGTACCATTCGCAACTTCATTAAAAGATGTATAAGTAGGCGAACCACTGGGATTATCAGTTGTAGTTCGTACAGATAGTTTTGCGTTTACTCTGTCAGCGACATCTCCATCCCAATCAGGGAAATCATCAACTAATCCAACTCTGCTATCCCACAAAGCAGAAGGGAAGAAACCAGCACTTTGAAAATGCCTTTTTAAAACAAGTGAGAATGTACCTTCTAAATCTAAAGTAGCTCCAAAATCATAAGTTCCTGTAGCTTTTGTTGCTGGACTTGTAATTCCAATATTCGTTAAAATTAATCCTCCTCTACTAGAACTATATTCAGTATTGTTAAACAAACTAGATGTAGTGTTGTTAAATGGAGGACTATCAGTATCTTCTCTATCAGTTTTAACAGTAATCGAATCTAAAATATCAACTAAAGATAAACTTACACTTGTTGCATTCACACTAAATCTACCGCCATCATCTTGAAATTTAAGAAGATAAGTTCCTGCTAATGCTGGACAAATTACTTCATTAGTAGCTCCAGCTACGGCCGGAATTACATCTACAGCAGATTCAAAAGTAGCTCCTGCTCCTGTTTGATTGGAATGTCTGACAAAAACTCTTCCTCCATGCAAAACATCAAGAGCAATTGATTGTGTAAATCTAAGTCTTATAAACTGTTCATTTATTGGCTCAATAGTCAGATCAGCAACATCTTCGGGAGGATCTACCTTACCATCCGTGAATATTGAACCACTTAAAGGACTTGTTGATAATTTACCTGCTGCATTGTACGCATAAACTTCAATATCATAACTACCCTTCTTAGTATCCATAATTTCAAAATCATTACCAAAAACAACTTGAGTAATAAAATTATCTTTTATATTATCTTCTGCAACAAAACGATAATTTAATTGATATTGACTAGCTCCCTGTGGTTTTTCAAAAATAGTTCCCGTATCACTGTTAAAAGTTGTAGAAGGTTCTTTCCAACTAATAATTAGTTTTGTTCTTGCAACACCATTTACAACTATAGTTTTTTCAACTGCTGTTAAATTACTAGGAGGAGATAAAGGATCATTTAAAACAGATATTTTTCTTTCTGGTAAAGCTACATTATTTTCAATAAAATTATATTTACCCTCTACATAGGTCAAAGCAGTAATCGCATAATTTATATCGTCTTGTTCTTCTATTTGAATAACTCTAAATAATTGAGTTTGTAGAGTTGTACTGGATATGAGATAAGGTGAATTTGTAGCTGGTGCAGACGTAAAAGTAGATTGAGTTGTTTGATTGCCTTCGCTATCTGTTTTTACAACACTATTTACAGTAATAACTGCTCCCGTAATATCAGAGATACTACCAACTTCTACAGTTCCGTCAGAAAGCATTGCACTAATGGTTGGATTGTCATTTAAAGCTGGTAAGTTTGTTTGTGCCTCTGCATCTATAGTTATAGCTGTAGTCGTTGCAGATACAATACGACCACCTCTTCTTGATCCTGCTCTAACAGGATCAGCTACCTCAATAACAGAACCAGGTCTTACTAATAAACCAGAGTCTATAGAAGTTGTAAAAGAACAAGTTTCACTTTCATTTTGTTCAGCAAAAAGTATTGCACGGCCTAATCTTGCAGCTTGATTACGAGAAGTACAACCAAATGCCTTTACCTGTTTTACAATCGTTCCAAGTTTAGATATTGCTGTTGCATCTTCTACTACTTCAAAATCAACTTCTTTTGAATCCATATTAAAGTAACTAACAGAAACAACAG